TTCTACTTCTTCCTCTTCTGTATTATTATTAGCACCTCCTCCAAATCCCCCATCTTCGCCAGGATCGTTAGCTCTCATAGTAGGTTCTTCTACTATAAAATCCTCAACTGAAGGCAAATCTTCTTCTTTTATAATATCATCAATTGAAGGTAAATCGCCATTATCTTCAGCGAAATCATCTATTGACGGTAACTTATCCGACATGTTATTAGTAACCTTTGTACTTTGGGATTTTTCTCCCTATCTTATTTAGAAGAACTACTAAGGTCACTCTCCTTTATCATTTTTGCAAGTTCTGCAGTAGATCCTACAAAGAGTGCATTATTAACAGTATTAGGTCCTTTAACTTTAGTCTCTTCTTCTACATCTTTTAATTTCTTCTGAAGATCCATTAACTTATCAGTTGCGTCAGAAACACTCTTAATTAACTGACCAGCAACTTCATATGCTCTTGGCATCTCACTCTCTTGAGCAAGTTCAAGAATTCCATTAATTGCTTCTTGTCCTTTTTCGATTATACTGTAAAGATTACCTCTTGTATACTCATAATCTTTTTCAATATCATCTTTCTTCAGTCTATCTGGTTTTTGAATACCTACCGTAGGTTCTTCAACCTGAGTCTCCTCAACTAGAACTTCAGTAGGAGTAATGTTAAATGCCTTGTCTAATTGTTTTGTCATACATAAGATCCATCAAATCCAAAGTCATCTCCAACCTCAATAAGATCATTATCTGCACTAGTTATTGTGCCAATATCTGAACCCTTAACGTGTCCTGCAGCAGTAGTTCCATCCTGCCCTCTAAGAACAGTAATTTCATTACCATTAATCTTATCAACATACATAGATTCATTGTCAATAACAATGTATTTGTTTTCTGTAAGAGCAGTTCCACTATTTACCTCAAATGTGACATCTGCCAAACTTATATCATTAGTCAAGTTAGTGGCAACAACTCCATCGTAATTCTTCGTTGCTCTTGGAGTAACTGCATAAGTAACATCTCTTCCACCTGTTCTGGAATCTGTACCAGAAGAATCTGCAGCGATGTATCCAACACGAACCTTTTTGATGATATCGGTAGTAGTAGAAGAAACAGGACCAAAGAGATAAGTCTTTGCACTAAATCTCAAAGTATATAATAATACTCTTCTTGTACTAAAATCTCCCTCATAATCATCAGTCATAGTAATACTTTCTAGTACCACAGGAATATCTCTTTTCTCTCCAATTGCTTCTACAAGATCAACTGTAAGAGAATACTGTGGTTGAAAATAAGGTACTATTTGCTCAACAATCTGAAGTGCATCATCATTCAACTTCGTCATAATGCCAAGTTCAAAAGTCATATTATAAGGAACAGGCATATATGTTTTCTTTTCAGCTGCTTTATCTGAACTAGCCCCAGAAAGAAATGTTTGGGTTGTGGTTACTTTTCTACTAGGATCATAAGACATTCCAATAAACTCAAATGACATTCTTGGTAATGTAATCTGAGTTGCCTTATTAAGATCAGGTTGTTGTTCAAGACGTGCTAAAAACTTTTGAATAGGTCCATAAGCAAGAGGAACTTTAATAACACTAGTAGTATTGTCACTAGAATCCTTATGCTTAATGTTTAGGCCATTAAACAGAGTACCAAAAGAAATAATGGTTCTTCTTAATATTTCGTGATAAAAATACTCAAACATTACTTAATACACCTATCAAATCTATTTATGGATCACCAAATGGATTACTATCAGAGAAGTCTAAGATAGCATCTGCTGCTGTTTCAATATTTAAATTATCACTGAATGCAGTAACTGTATCATCAGTTTGTATAATCCGCAACGTCCTACTTGCTCCACTCTCTGCTCCCGTAAGTTTCTCTCCACCAGTCCAAGTTCCATCTACAATCTTAACTGTCAATACATTAGTTGAACCATCCCAACTATTAACAATTGCTGTTGTGCTACTAATAGAACCAGTAACAGTTTCATTAACCATATAATCACCAGTATTATCAGTCTCTGGATCTGCTATTGTTATAGAAGGTGCTGGACTACTTGTTCCAAGAACATAACCATGCCCTGCGTCTGTTATTCTAATTGCAGTAACTATACCTGCTGCACTAATAACCGCAGTACCCTTGGCAGTATGTATTCCTACACCACCCCAATCATAATCAATATAATTCTTATCTGCTACAGAATTACCAATTGATATAGTAGGTGGAGTAAGATATCCACCACCACCATAAGTAACTCCAATTCCTGTTACAATACCACAATCAGCAATACCAAATTCAAAGGTTGTAGTAGCAATACCAACGTTTACACCAGGAGCACTCATGAATATAGAACTAACTCCAATTGAAGACACATAAGTATCCGTCTGGATAAAGTTATTACTACCTTGATCAGTTCCATAAGTATCACTGTGACCAATAGATAATCTCACTTGATCACCAACAATAATATTAGTAGTGGTGATACCAGTAATCATATTAGTTTCAACACCTAATGTTCCAGAAGTTTGAACCGAAGTCAAACGCATATGGCATGTACCTAATGCACGGAATTCTTCTCCAACTCCTTCTGGTGCTTCAATACTAACAGTAGGTGTATCCTTATAACCAAATCCACTATTTCCAATAGAAATAGATTGTACTGTTCCTGCTACAGAAACTACTGCGGTAGCAGTTGCTCTTACTTGTGCTGTAGCTCCAGAGAAAGTAAGACTTGGTGGAACTGTATATCCGGCTCCGATTGTTGCTCCTGTACCAACACACCAGGCATTAGTTGTTCCAAATCCAACAGCAGTAACAATACCTGTATTAGGATCAATAGTCGCAATACCAACTGCAGCAGTGGTTGGAGCATCCATCGTTCCAGATGTAGAGATTGCAACTGTTGGAGCAGTTGTATATGCTCTACCTGTAGTGCTAAATGCTATGCTAGATGCTAAAATTGCACCACCACTAATATTAATAGTAGCAGCAGCTCCAACATTAACTGGTGCTGAAATAGTTACCGTAGGTGGATCAGATGAATCATAGAATTTTCCTCCAGAATTTATACCAATACTTACTACAGTTCCTCCGGTCAGAGAATAAGTATCTAATGTTGCCGTTGCAGTAGCATTATTACCTGATCCTGTAGGTAGACCAAACGTAATCTTAGGTGCTCTCTTATAGAATACTCCTCCAGTAGTTCCTCCTGGGAATAAGTATTCAGGAGGTCCTGTATCAACTTTTGCGGAAAGTATACTGACTCCTGTACCAACAGGAGAATCAAGAGTAGCCGTTGCTCCTGCTCCTACATGAGTTGGTGCTGTAAAGGTAACTACAGGAGCAGTATAATACCCTCCACCGCCATTGGTAACGGTTACTATACCAACGGCACCTGTTGATGCTATACCAACCGTTGCTGCTGCTCCTACACCTGTCTTATGAATGAATCCAATACCAGGTGCAACTGTATATCCAGTACCTGGGTTGGTTAATTCAACTCCCTGTACCTTAGGAGATGCAACCCCATCACAATCAATAGAATCACTGTATAATGTTGCAATTCCTACAGCATTTACACCACCAGAAGGTGCAGAAGAAATAGCAACTCTTGGTGCAGAAGTATAGTTATTTCCTCTATTTTCTATAGTAATAAATCTTACAGTCTTATTCCTTATAGTGGTTATTGCAGTAGCAGAAGTTCCAACTCCAACCATAGTAAGAGACTGAATATAACCCTTATCAATTACAGTATCATCAACTGCATCAACACCAACATCAACAATTTCATCCTCATAACGGAAGAGTTCACATCTTAATTCATAAACATAATTCTTTTGGAGTTGATAAAATGGTTTTTCATGCTCTACATACTTAATCTCAAAAAGTCTATCTCCCAATGGGAAATAAATTAAATCCCCTTCTTTAGGTCTAGTGCTTAATTCTATATTAGGTATATTCTTAATAAGTGGTGAAATATAACTTGAAAATCTTTCTTGTGAAATAACAAGATTTAAGTCATCTAATTCTTGAATTCCGAACTTGGATAATAGAGTTCCTACTCCCTCATAACCTTCATATGTATCAACATATGCTTCTAAAGGATATGCATCAGTAAACTTAGATTCAATTACCTCTTTAATAACAGTAGTTTTTGTCATATACTGTCGTGGGAGATAATAAATCTCTACCCCATAAATTTTAAGCTGCTCATTAACTAAATCTTGAATAAGATTTTGTTCGCTTGCTGCTCCTTGTTGGAAGTATGGATTAAGTACCATGGCACTAACCCACCATATCTAGAGGTGGCAACTCATAGGTACTTGACATTCTTTCCATAACGTAATCAATGTCTCGCTGGCCATCATCATATATTTGCCTACCGTTAAGTTCTATCCCTCCAGGAAGTTTTACTCCTCCAAATTTAAGTAAATTCTGTCCCCATTGCCTCTTAAATAATGCAACGGCATATTGCTTTAAAAATTGATCATTCCAAACTCTGGAATAATCACTGGGATCTAAAAGTCTATAACAATCAATAATTAACCAATCATCTGTACTAACACTATCCCAATCTATATCCAAATATAATCTATCCTGTCTCTTATTAAATCTAATTTGCTTTTCTGTAGTTAGAAGAAAATTAATATCTTCCAAATACGTTTTTGTCATTGCATAAGTAAGAAGCTCAGTAGCACCCCAAAAATAGATATCATTTAAGAATAACTGATATTTAACACTGAACATATTATTAGTTACAGTATTACTTCCATCAAAATGGAAAATTTTTGTTACACCTAAAACTTCAGGTGGAACTTGTAAGAAATTATTATTCTCTTCATACGAAAAAGTACTTGTTATACCAACAGTAGATGTAGCGGTGGTAGTAGTTATTCCTACTACTCCTGTACTCCCTGGACCCTTTCCTCTATCAATATCACCTTGACGAATCTTATACTTTAAATATGTTTGTGCTGCACCATCATAAGTCCTCTCTTGAAACATTTGGAGAGCATCATCAATCAGATCCTCACACTGCTCCGGGGCTAGGTTAATTTCCAGAACAGGAGCACCTAATTTCCGTAAACAATATGTCTTAAAATCTGATCTACTTGATGGCTGCATTGAGACAATTTAACCCTTGATATATTTAGGATGGAGCTGAGGCTATACCTGCATTAACCGTGACGTTTCCAGAGGCAAGAGCATAGACTGTTGTTCCAGAACTTACTAGAATATTATGATAATATCTCCCTTCATTGAGATTTCTTGTAATAGAGGCAGGTAATGAGCTAATAAATCTTCCATTAGCAGCAGTCGTGAATCCTACAATAAAAGTACATACCGCACCTTCTGTTGCACCAATGGCAACTCCTTTAGCTAATTGAGCAGATAGTGTCCAAGGCTCATTATCAGATTTTGTAAAATTATATGCAGATCCATTTACATCAGTAATAGTAAATTCATCTCTAAAATTAGCCCCAGTATTAATAACTAAATTAACACCTTGAGCAGTTCCAGCTGAGGGATCAAATTTAAAAGAATGATTGGCCATTAGATACTTCTCTCTGCTAGGGCTTTAAGTAGTGATTTAATTTCACTAATTTCAGACTCTAAATGATTAAGTCTTTCACTCTCATTTTCCTGAAATTCTTTTTGAGCCATATAAGCCTCATATCCACTCTTATTAGTGTTAATAATTGCATTAGATTCTGTATCTCTATAGAGATAATTTTCACCTTCAACAGGTATAAGATTCTGAGTCATATTAAGCAAGGGCAATAGCTCTTAGATCCTGAATTACAGGAACCAGTGCCTGGTTAGTGGAAGTCATAATCAATTTAATTCTAAAGATCTTAAAGGCAGGAAGTTCATCAATTGACCATTCAATTTCTTTAAATGATCTTGGACCTGGTACAAAATCATAGTTCGAATTTTTCTTCAATTCAGTATTTGGTGTTCCATTATTAGCGGAAGGATCTATTACTCTACCAAATGTCCTACCCGTATCAAGGTTCGCATATCCAGGGAATGGTGTAAAGATTACCGTTTCTTCAATATCATTTTGAATAGCATAGAATGCTCTAATGTCATTTGCATCATTAATTGCACCAGTCAAAATAAGTCTTATAGAACTAGAAGAATTCTCTAGTATAACCGGTTTAGAAGCATAATAGAATGCATTAGGATCAGTATCAAGAGTGTTTACCCTCTTATCATTAACATAATCAGTAATTGGTCTATTAATTCTATTAGAAGTAAATATCACATTACTCTTACTTAAATCAATCATTGGAGAAAGCTTACTTTCAACACTCAATAAATTCATATTTAAACTGAATGACTTTCTTCCTGGAAGATTTTGCAATCTAGCATCTTCATTAACCTTAGAGGCAATAAGTCTTGGAGTATCAAAATAATTTTGTGCTCCTAAAGAAATAGGTTGGAATCCCTTATCTACATAGGGAGCCTCTGATCCATTAATACTTTGACCACTAACTGTTCTAGCAGAAGCAGATATTGCAGTCATCTTAGGACTAATTGTTTGAATCTGAGGAGTTATTATCTCAAATGGAACATTATAAGTTGCCTTAACTTCGGATCCACCAACTTCCTTAGTTTGATTAAAGAAGAGTTTTTCAAATGTAGTTCCATCTCTGGTAGTTATATCAGTACCAGAAGTCATATCAACCTTTAGGTAGTAATAATCAAGACCTATTTGTTCACTAATATCTGCATCACTTAAGGTATGGGTCTTATTAATCCTTAGGAGAGATACTCCATCCATTTCATACTTATAAACTAAGTCTGAATCATAATGCGGGAAGGCAGTTGTACCATCTCTTCCTCTTGTAATACCAGTTAGATTTTGACCAGAAAGACCTGTATATTTGATAATCTCACTACCAATCTTAACCAGACCTGGATTAGTTGCACCAACACTAACATTCTCAAACTTAGCAAAGTTTTCTGTACTTCCTACAGAAATATTTCCAGTAGAAGATGCACTATAATCGGCACTTAGAGTTGTGGGAGTAACGTCAGATTTTGCTCCCTTAATAGTCACTTGATTGACATCAGCGTGCATACCATGATTTCGCTGATTTACCTTAAAGTGCAATCCATCATAAACGGTTTGAGGAGATCCATCAAGAAGAACATTGCCACCAAAATTACCATTCATGGTTGTAGCAACACCCACGGCAGTATTATAGGTTAAGGTATATCCTACTCCAACGGTAAAGTCTCCTTGAACTTCATCCAATGTTAATTCATTTACACCAGCAATTTGCTGAACACTTAACCTTAGA